TAGGAGCTTTAGGAGAGGTTGCTTATGCAAAGGCAACTAATAGCTTTTATAATGGTTCTTATAGTGATGATAACCAATTCTATTCAGACTCAGACTTTCAAAACAATATAGAGATAAGAACCCAAGAAAAGAAATCATATAATTTTTTATTAATAAGACCTGGAGAAAAGAAAGGTACTTATATATTAATCATTAAAGACAACAACGAAGATTTTAAATTTACTATTATGGGTTCATTTATTTATAATGATGATCTACCACCAGAAAAGCTATCAAATTTTGGCTACCAAGATAGACCAGCTGCATATAAAATTGAATTAAAAGAACTTAAACCAATGGAGGAAGATGATAGATAAAAATAGATCAAGACAAATGGTTGTTTTAAGTTTAGGTGTTGGTGTTCAATCAACAACTATGGCTATAATGGCTGCTAAAGGTGATTTGCCACCAGTTGATTGTGCAATATTTGCTGATCCTGGTTATGAAAGCAAAGCTACTATGACTTATTTAAATTACTTAACAACTATTTTACCTTATCCAGTATTTAGAGTTCAAAAAGGAAATATTAAAGATGATATGTTAGCTGCAAAAGGTACTACTAATTTCGTAGTAGCTCCTTTTTATAATCAACATACTATCACAGGTAAAAAGGGTATGATTCGTAGGCAATGTACTTCAGAATATAAAATTTTAGTAATTAAAAAAAAAATAAGAGAATTATGTGGTGTTAAACCAGGTAAACATTTTCCAAAAGATAAATATGTTGAGCAATGGATAGGCATTTCTAAAGATGAAATACAAAGAATGAAACCTGCTAGAGATCCTTACATTTTAAATAGACATCCTTTAATTGAAGCTAATATGTCAAGGCAAGATTGTATTAATTATCTTAAAAAAAATAACATAATACCACCAGAGAAATCAGCTTGTCTTTGTTGTCCATTCCATGACGATAAATATTGGCATGATTTAAAAACAAATAAACCAGATGAATTTAAAGATGTAGTTGAGTTTGATAAAAAAATTAGAGATATAAGTAAAGATCCCAATATGAAAAATTATACACATAGATCATGTAAACCTTTAGATGAGGTAGAATTTAATAAAGAAGATAATCAATTAGATATGTTCAATAATGAATGTGACGGAATTTGTGGGATTTAATATGAGTGATAAAATAAATTTTAAATTATTTAAACCTTTTGGTTCAACAGTTGCTAAAGCAGTTATGCCATTAGGATTAATGAAAGATTTTCAAGATGATTTAAAACAAATAAGACAAGATAAAGAAAAACAAAAGAACCATGATTGGTCTAAAAAATTGGTCGGTCATGTAGATTCAGAGTATCTAATTTCACCAGAGATTATGCTTAAATGGAAACAAAAATTCTTTGATCCTATTATTAATACTTATGTCAAAAATCACATAGAACATAAAATTAAATCTATTTTAATTAATTCTGCTTGGTATGTAATATCAAAACCTGGAGATTATAACCCTTGCCATACCCATACTGAATATGTTCATGGTAATTATCATTTAAGCTGCGTTGGTTATTTGCAAATACCTAAAATGATTTCAACAGATAATGCTAAAGAACATAATGATTTTTCAGGTCAGACAGAATTTATAGAAGGATCTGAAAGTATGTTTAATAATAATTCTTATAGAGTTATGCCAGAGGTTAGGGATTGGATATTGTTCCCAAATTCACTATCTCATGTAGTCTATCCATTTAATACAGATGATAAAGATAACGAAAGAATCTCATTTAGTTTTAATGCAACTATAATATTTGATAATGATAAACTCTCAAATTGAATATAATTTGTATAATTTATTGACACTTTTTGTATTACTTAATAAATAGAATCTATGAAAACAATTGGAAAAGAATGGACAAAAAAAGAAGAAGGTGGAACATTTACAGCAGATCATTTATCACCTTCACAGCTCAATAAAAGTTTAGATATTTGGTTTAACGATTACATAATCTTAACTGCTAAACAAAGAAAAGATTTATTGGGTAACTTAAATATGGATATAGGAGCAATAGTAGGTCAGGCAGTACAGGATATTATTGTTCATAAATTAACACTTGAAGAAGTAATGAAAGGTAAAAAATGACAGATACTGTAATGATGGAACTTGCAAAGATGCAAACTAAAATTAGAACTTATGAGAATAATGAAAAGAAACATATTGAGCAATTACATTTAAGGGATGATGAAATATCAAGACTTAACAAAGAGTTAGATTTATTAAAGTTAAAAGATCAAATGATTGCTAAGAACCAAAGCTATTTAGAAGCTAAAGCACAGAAAGATGTAGATCAAATTAAAGAAAACCAAAAGATACAAATGAAAGGAAAAAATGAAACTAAAGCCACAGACGACAGAAGAAAAAAGTAAGGGAGGGTTTAAAGAAAGACGAAAGGAGTGTTTAACAAGTGCTAAGAATATTCCAACTGTTGATATTAAAGGTAAAAAATATTCTACAGTTAATGAAAGACACAGACACCTTTTGCAATACTTTCCTGAAGCTAGATTTAATGAAGAAATACTATTCCATGATAATGACAGAGTTGTCGTTAAAACCGAACTATATATTTCTGATACTATTTATGCTGTTGGTCATGCAGAAGAACATAGAAATGCTAACTTTATAAATAAAACAAGTGCTATGGAGAACTGTAGTTCTAGTTCTTTAGGAAGATGTTTAGCAGCCTTTGGTCTATCAGGAACTGAATATGCTAGTGCAGAAGAATTAGTAAATGCCTTAAACAATCAAAAGGGATCTACTCAACAAGTTTCAATTAAAGATACAATTAAAAAGCAAACAACAGAAACCAAGTTGACAGCTTTGTATTCCGATTGGAAGAAACAAAATGATTCAATAGAAAAAGACTTTGAATCACAACAACAATCTATCAAACAAAATGGAGGACAAAATGTCAGACAATGGTAGTGGTAAGCAAAAGGATTGGGTATTATTTCCTTATGATGCCAACAATGAAAAAGCCATCAAAATTGATTTCTCAGGAAATGTAAATTTAGATAATGGCAACAAGGGTACAATACTTGGTGTCAAAGGTGCATCAAAAAATGGTAATACTAAGTTTGTTAAAGTGTTTGCTCAAGTAGGAGTTCTATTCAAAGGTGATGATAAATTTACTGGCGAAATGAACTACGCAGAAGCTGGTGGACACAAAGGTTTAATCGGTTGGATTAATGAATCAGGTAATATTTTATCTGGTTACAAGAACGAACCTAGACCTAAACAAGCCAAACCTCAAAGCAAAGAAATTCCTTTCTAGTTGAAAGTAGTTTTTTTAATTTTAGTTATATACACAGGTGATGGTAATTTAAAATATGAGAAGATACCTTTTGCATATTCTTTATTACCTATCACTTGTGATGAAATGTATGAAAAAAATGTCAAGTATGTTGAGAACCCAAATTACAAAGAAGGCAATGGAGAGGTTTGGGTGCTAACTAAATATAAAAATCAAAATGTAATGGCTCATTACTGCAAAGACGAAAAAGGAAATTATGTCAGATAATGTAAAGTTTATAAGTGAGATAGAAAGATTATTAAAACAAAAGCAAGATGACTATGGAAAGTTTGACCATACCTCTTATGTTATGTCAGGAATTTTAGAAAAATATTTATCAGTTTATAATAATTGTGAGGTCAAAGTACCTTTAAAATTGTTTGGTATCTTTATGATTTTTTTAAAACTTTGGAGAGTTATGCAATCAGATAGTTATAAAAAAGATAGCTTTGATGACATCAATGGCTACGCAGAATTATTAAGGAGGTTAGTAATAAATGAACAAGAAAAGAGGTAAAAGACCGATGACTCCTAAAATGCTCAGACTATTGCAATATCTTAAAAATTATAGTACAAAACATGGATATATGCCAACATTTTTAGAAATGGCTAATGAAATGGGTTACAAAAGTAAAAATTCAATCAGTTCGCTAATTGAAAAGCTAGAACAGAGGAACGAAATTAAAAGAGAATACTCAGGTTATAGCAGAAATATAGTTTTAAATGGTTAAAGTTTTAAAAAGATCAAGTTTAGAATTAGCAGTAGATTTTGAAGAAATTTTTGATGGTGCTAGTGTAGAAGAAGCTGCACAAAAAGCACATAGTCAGAAAATGCCTAGTGAGTTTGCAAAAGCAAATATCACCGATAACAAACTTATTAGTGCAAATATTAAAATTATTGGTGAGGAGAATGATGAGCTTAAAAAATAGCAATACTAGATTGTACAATAAGCTAGATAAGGCACATAAAAAGGTTTATGCTGCTAAAGATAAGGGAAGGCAATGTGTACATACTCTGAAAGCATTTAAGGAATACAATCAATTATTCCGAAGAATTGTTGAAGCAGAGAACAAAGATGCTAGATTTTTATATACTTAATTAAGTATATATAAAAAGTTGCATAAGCACTTAAGGGATTCTATACTCTAAATTAAAGGAAGGAACACAATGAAACTATCACATAAAGCTAAAAAAAACTTTGAAGAAGATAATGAGTTTTATATTAAGTTAGGTAAAAGATTAAGACTAGCAAGAAGAACTAAGGTCAATGAGTTTACTGGTAAAGAAACTATTGTTCCATTAACTAAAGTTGCTAAAGCTCTAAAAAATACATATCAACAAATAGGTAAATACGAAAAAGGTGAAAACCGAATACCATTAATTAATTTGGTAAAGATAAGTAAGTTCTTAAAAAAACCAATGAGTTATTTCTTAGATGACTATGAAGAACTAGATGTAGTTGCAGAAGAATTTAATATAGCTTACGAAAAAGAAAGAGATAACTTTTACAAAGAGCATCAAAAAACATTAGGTGCTAAATAATGTTTGTTTCTGTACAAGAAAAATTAGATAAGCTAGTTGCACTTACACCTGATGACCAAGAAAAGTTAAGTCATTATAAAAGTATAGTACCAGCTATGATTGCTAATTGTCATAAGGCTCATCAATCAATACCAGGTTGGGAGTCTTGTAAGCCAGAGATAGAAGCCTTTAAATGGTTTGATGGTATCAATATTCCTGTTCATGGTTACATAGATTTAAAAGGGGATAATCTTATCATTGAAGATAAATGTAAGATGCCAAGAAGGGGTATGGTTAAGAAAGATGGCACTAGGTCTTGGTTTCCAGGTAAGTTACCTGATAAACCTTCACCCTATAATTTATTACAAGTAGATTTTTATTGGTCGGTATTTGAAGTTCCTGTTTATCTTTGTTATGTGAATGAGAAAGAATTTAGAGTTTATCATGCAGATAATTGTGATGAACTTAAACCAGAGAATATTAAAAAAAGAATACCTAGAATAATACAAAGAGCTAAAGTAAGACAGAACTTAATGAAGATCAGTAATGATCCAAATATTCTTAAAGATTATATCCAACCAGACTTTACACATATGTTTTGGAATAATGATGCTAACGAAGATTATTTAAATAATGCTAAGAAATTTTGGGGATATTGAAAAATACCTAAAAAGCCAAAAACAACTAACATTGTCGCACCTAAAATAAACCACCCTAAAAGTTCATTCGTCTATTCTTCAATAAAAGTTTTTTTTCTAAAAATTTTGCAAAACTCAATATGATATACTCTCTAAATAAATAAAAATAAAAAAAAAAGAGAGGAAAAAAATATGAAAACAAAAATAAAAAAAACAAATAAATTTGGTAAAGTTACTAGTGTTGATATTACATTTGGTAATGAAAAGTTTAGTGCGAATATGTCTGAACATTATCCAAAGTTAGGTAACTGGAATCTTTGTAGGTATAGACCAGATTTGTCTTTAGACTTTATGAGATTCTTTGCACCTGTGGGTGGTGATTTCAAATCATTAATTGAAATAAAAAAGTTTATTAGAGATAGAAAGTATCTTTAATTAATATTGAGGCAGTCTGAAATATGGCTGCCTCACCAATCAAACTTAGACTCATTCTCATAAGTCTTATCTTCATCTGCTTTCTTCATGCAAGTATAATGAGCTTTACCTTTAGGATAAAAGGCTACAAAACTTTCTTGGTTCGTCATCTCCTGATGACAATACTTACACTTTCCTATATCAATGATTATTACTTTAGGTTTAATCCAAGCCTTATGTTTTGGCATAGTTAGGTTTCTTACCTTTTCTGGATTTTCTTTCTGCTGTTTTCTTTCTTGAAACTGCTGCTCTCCTCTGACTTGCAGTCATGGATCTAGCTTTAGATGACTTAACGCACTTAGGATAGTTCTTTCTTTTCTCACCTTTTGATCTTCCACATGGTGGAAAACCTCCACCTCTTTTGGGATTAGCAATGTCCACCCATTTCTCTGATGTCCATTTTCTTAAACTCATTTCTTTTTCTTTTTCTTCTTAGGTTTTATTCTACCTGAACATACACCACTAGCATACATATTAGCATAAGCCGAAGGATATACTTTAAACTTTCTTTTAGCGGCAGCCTTACCTTTTGCACAAAGTTTAGCCATTGTTATCTTCCAACTTTTTTCATAGCAATTTTATGAGCTTGTCCAAAAGTTTTACCATTTTTCATAGATTTTTTCATCATAGCCATGTGTTTATTAGTATGATGTTTTTTATGTCTTTTTAAAGTATCTTTTTGTCTTTTTGTTAGTTCCTTCATTTTTTTCTCTTTTTCTTTTTAAGTTTAGCAAAATCAGCACCAGTTATTCTATCAAATGGTGCAGCCATTCTAGCTATCTTCATTTGTTTTTTACTATACTTTTTGTTTTTACCTTTAGGCATAATTTTTTAACCCTCCAACATTCCCAGCTGACAAGCAGCTACTCCTAATTATTAATACTTTTTCTTTTTACTTTTCTTCTTACTTTTTTTCTTTTTATCTTTTTTTTTCTTCATATACATAGTTTTCTCCTGTTGTTACCATTTTTTGCAAGACCAATATCTAGCAGAAAATACATCTTTAGCACTAGCACATTTATGTCTAGCTCTGAAACTCTTTCGTCTAGCAGGGTTAGACTTTTTAATAGTCATGTTTGCATCCCCATATCTAATTATCTTTTCTTTGCCACCTTTACAAGCCTTGACTACAAACTTTTTGCCACCCTGAACTTGTCGTTTAGGTTTGTTGCATTTCATTTTAGACTTGTTTATTGCCATGTCTTATAGCCTTCTTTATCCTTAGTAAGAGCTTGACCTCTAGGATTTGGCGACCAAGACACATGAATCCATCCACTATTAATATCTGAATCGTCATAATACTCTAAGATGATTTGGTCAAAAGGTAAGTTCTCAATGATATGTTTAAATACTTTTTTATTATCTACACCAGGTATTTCAAAGTCAGCTGCTGCACATTCATTAGCACAATGTTGTGAGGTAGATTTTGATCCTATAATTTCACATAATTCAGGTGATCTAAATCCTGAGGTAATCTTAATTGGTAGTTGAAAGTCCTCTCTAATAGGTTGTAAGATCGTCTGGCAAAGTTGTTTAAGGTTTTCTATTTGCTCTGCATTAGGCTCATTATCTATATTGTTTTTAAGAGCTGTTTGAGATTGTGTCATCTCTTTTAAGCTAAAGTTGTCAGTTAATTTCATCTTCATTTACCCCATTAAAATATTTATATTCATATTTAACTGCTCTGCAATCATGTCTTTTTCTCATAGACTTTTGTTTATCTTTAAATTCTATAGCTTTTTTCTCAGACTCAAAAAGAACATTACAAAACATACTATAGATATTACTATCATTTTTCCAGATAACACACCACATTAAGTTTGTGTCTGTTCTTTGCAAGAAAATATAAGATATGTTTTATATTCATCAATAAATTCTTTGCTAAAATTTTGCATTAATTCAGATGAATAACTATAACCATATCTAGCACACTCATGGAAGTGATTAAAAGTAGTATATTCTGGCTCAAAAGGTTTACAAGAATTACCAGAAACATTGCTACATAACAACATTACTAATACAAATTTCATTATGGGTGTTCCAACATCATCTTGTTTGTTTCCTTTAAATCCTCAATAGTTTTGTTAGCATCCTCTAAATCTTTAGATAGATGTTCAAGTTTTTGTAAGCACCTTTTATTAGCACTATCTTTGGACTTGGAAGAATCTTGAAGCTCTGCGACCTCTTGCTTTAATATTCTAACCTGTTCCTTATATTCGTTTATTATTTCTAAACTGTCTGACATTATTTCTTTTTAAATGTAGAAACACCTTTAATACCTAAAACTGTAGAATAACCTCCCACAATTAATCCCTGCAACCAAAGGGGAAAATTATTTATTTGCTCAAAAAAAGTATCTAGCTTTGCAATAATCTGTTCGTCTTCTGAAAAGACTCCCCATCCTGCGATCAAGAGGGGGATTGAGATTAAAATCAAAACGAATTCATCTTTTAAGTCATTTTTCTGAGCAGAAATTTGTTGTTGTTTCCATTCAATTTCTCCAGAAGCCATCTTCTCTGCATGACGCATTTCTGCAACTGATTGTAATTCTTTTACTTTTCTTCTATTGGATGCAATAGACATTCCAGTCTTAATCATACCTGGAACTAATTTAGCTGCTATATTTAACCACATAATAAATCCTATTTACTTGTTAGCCTATCCATATGATTATAGATTCTTCCAATCTGTTTATCAATAGACAAGATTTCTTCACTAAGCATACCTAAATGTACTTGTAATTCAACGATTGTCATTAGTACATAACTTGATAATCCTAGTAAAATAGTTCCCAATAATGGTAATATCCATGTATTAATTTTTTTATTTTTCATTAGTTGGCATTAAAATTTTATCACCCATAAGTGTTATGTCTGGGTTTTCTTTTTTGTAATCGTCTTTAATTGAATCCCAATAGCTACCAGAATTTTCTGGTCTATTATCAATACTTGTTGGACTAACACCTCTACATTTAGAAACTAATAATTTAAAATTTGGATTGTGTGCTAAACTAGGATTACTATTAACTCTACCACACATTTTCATTAGCTCTAATTGTTGTTTGATTGATACATTTTCTTTAGTGGTCTTGCAGTCTGTTCCTAAATATTTTCTGTAAGTAAAGCTAAGTCTATAATTATCATCATCATTACGATAATTATTATTGTCATTGTAATGATTGTATTTACCATTTCTATCTTCAGCTTCTATTCTAGTTTCAAATTCTCCACATCTTACACCATACTCATTAAGATATTCGTTTCTAGGATATGCAGGTTCTATCAATGTAAGTAATAACATTAAGACAATTAATATACCTGTAAAATAATAATTCATCCTGAAAATCTCCATACATTACCTGTTTAAATCTTTAATATCGTAAGAGTGTTCTCTGACTTGATCGGCAAGAGTTCTATATAAATTTTCTGCCATCTGCCAAGTAGCTTCTGCTGATGATAGTCTTGTATTCATTTCTGTAATTTTATCTTCGGCAACCTTTAAATCTCTTTCAAGATTAACAATTTGTACTTCTGATTGATTAATTGTTGTTGTTAAATTTAATACATATTTTACAGAGGTAAAACCCCCAACCACTATAGATGCTACTACTGGTATGAATATAAAGTTCTTTTTAAATAATTCTGCAAAATTCATTTAGCTATCTTACCTTTGTTAATACCTTTTTTAATTACATATTCTTTAGTGCCATTTGCACCATGATTTACTTCTTTTTTAAGATTTATAAACAGTTGCATTTCTTTCCATTTCTTTTGGCTATCTTCAGAAAACTTACTTAATATTTTAGTATCTCTCATTTTTTATCCTTACAAGTACAGATAGAACACTTACATTTTTTGTTAGGTTTAAAAGTTTTATGTATCCATTCAAAGACACAATCTATTGCACCAAACAAACTAAAAAAAAACTTATCAATCATAATCTACCATCATTAACTTTATGCCTAACCTTTTTTGTTCTTTTGTAGGACTTCTGTGAATTTTATATGAGCCTTTAGGCTTATGTTTAAGACTTTTACCTTTTTTGTTTTTTCTAAAGGTATTTGTTTTTATGTCTATGAGTTGTATTTTACCATTTCTATCTACGATTACAATATCAAATGGACAAGCTGGATCTACTGCTTTTGCTACAAAATAACCTTGCTTTGTTAGTTTTGCGATTGCTTCGTATTCGCCTACTGTTCCTTTAATTGATGTTTTCTTTTGTCTATCAGAGATTATTTGTTTATCTGATTTCAAAATAATTATTTAAAATAATTATAACCGCTTGATATTATTGCTGATATGACTAATAGAATCCATATAGCACCCTTTCCCTTGTTTATTTCTGCTCTAAGTGATTTAGTTTCATGCCTTAGTTCCCTTATTTCTTTAACTAAAAAATCAATCTTTACTTCTGTTGCAGATTTTCTTGGCATGATTAATCTTTCTTTTCTTGACCTAATATCATTTGTAGATATTCATTAATAAATTGTCTTGTTTCAGAATCTGCATTACCCATTATAACACCTAGTCTACCTAAATGTTCTAAAACACCATCAACACCTTTATTTTGACCAATTTTAATTCCTTGTGCTAACCATTTTATAAAAGATGGATTAGTCATTAAACTAGCAGTAGCTCTTGCACCACCTATAATTAATGGTAATCCAATAAGAGCAAAAGCAGGATTAGCAACAAATGCTCCAGCACCTCCTCCTAATAAAATACCTTGTCCTATAACTCTATCTGCTGTTCCAGATGGATTTCTAAAAGTTTTACCACTTTGTCTTATAAAGTTAGATATATTTAAAATTTGATCAAAATCTTTTTCCATTCCTTTAGTCCAACCTTTACCAGAAAATAATGATTCTTTAGCAGTTTTGCTTAATTTGTTATAATTAGTTAAAAATGTTTCTGAAGAAAATTTACCAACACCTTCAACAAAATCCCCTGCTAATGCTTGACTTGCTTGTAATCTTCCCATTCTATCAATTACATTAGATAGAAAAACATTATATTGATCTGTGGTTAAACTTTTTTTAATAGCATTTAATCTTGAAGAACCTTCTTTACCTGTATTAATTAATAATGATGCAATACGATCTGGATCTGCTGTTTTAGCTATTGGTAATAAATAATCATCTACTCTTTTTAAACCTGATTGGTAATATTTATTTGCTCTTGTTAATGCGTTTAATCCTTTTGTATTTCCTTTTAATGCTAATTTAATATCTTCACTTAAAACTCCATAGATAGTTTTTAACTGAGCTTTATCTACAGGATTAATTAAATCAAAACTAGATATTTTATTTCCAATTTTACCTTTAATACTTTTTACAGCTTGGTAAGGTAAAGAACCTCCACCTTTAGCTAAATCTTTTTCTAAACCTTTTAAAATATCATCTAAAAATTGATTTTTAAAAACAACAGATGTTCCTTCTGCACCTTTTACAGGAGCAACTATATCTCTTAATTTAGTTACTGTATTATCTAATTTTATTCCTTGTTTAGGTTTTAAATATTTATCAAGTTCTCCAAACAATGAACCTGATTTAGCTTGGAAACGACCAACAAAACCATCTGAAGCATTGACTCCATTTTTTATACCTTGATTAATAATTCTACCAACAGCAACTTCGTCAGCAGGAATTACTTTACCAATATTTTTTGTTGCAATATTTAATGCTTTTTTTGCTAAATCATCTTGAGCTTTTTGTGCTACTGCTGCTATCTTGCCTGATGCACCAGGAACATTACCTAAAACTAATTCAACAGTTTGTATTCCTTGTTTTTGAGTAACTTGTCCTAAAGAAGGTGTAACACCTGCATCTACATAATTTGCAAGTCTTTCAGATGTTGCTTTTCCTGTTTTACCAAATCCAGTAATTGCACCTTTAAAACCTTTGACAATTAAAGGAGCTACTACTTGACCTACAGAACCAAATGCAAAATCAGTTGCTCTTTGTGCTGCATGTTCTTTATTAGTTCTTAACATCTCAGCTCCATATTGTGCTGCTACTCTTTCAAATAATTCAGCACCAGCAGCCATACCAACTCCTGCACCAGCTACTGTTCCTACACCAGGTGCTATTGCTGTACCACCTGCTGCTCCTCCGATAGAACCAACAATTTCAGTTATTTCTTTACCAATGTCTATAAAGTCTGCAAAATTAGTTTTTTTTTTATTGTCTAATTGAAATTTATTTCCTTTGTCATCTGTAACTAAAAAATTGTTTGATTGTGTTGTATCAATTTCAACTTGAGGATAAAATTTTTTTAAAGTTGCAATTTTAGATTCCATATTAGGTGAACCTTCAACAAGAAATCTAATTTTATTAGGTATCTCAGGTAATTCATCTAATATTTCTTGAGTTGGTTTATATTCTTCAAATAATTCTACTGTTGGAATATAATCTGCCATAATTAACCTTTTACTTTTTTATTCTAAATTTCATACCATCTGGAAGAATATAAATCATTTCTCCAGTAGCCATGTCATAATCTAAAAGTTGAGCTTTACTTGAATCTATTACTTGACCATCTTTAGTTTTAATTTGTTTAGGTCTTAAATCTCCAGATAAAAACACTTGTGAAGAATCTAATCCATATTCTTGAATTGAAGAACCAAAAGATCCTTTAAAAGCATCAAATTGTTTTATATTTGAATTATATAATTTACTTGCTGTTCCAACAAAATCTGCTCTTTGTTTTTCTGTTAATTTTTCTCCTGATACTGCTTTATTATAAGCATTCCAAACTCTATCTGGAACACCACCAGCGGAAGCTGCAGTTGCTTGTTCACCTTCTCTAACAACAGAAGTTGGATCAAGAATTTTCATATAAGTAAAGATCATAGACATATCTCCAGCTGCACTTTCTTGTTTTGCTGAAGCAGTTAATTTTGAAAATTGAGTAGATGCCATATTAAAATCTTTCACAATAGCATTATTAGTAAATAAACCTTGTAAGTTTTTTGTTTGATCTCTTTTAATTTTATTTAAATCTTCAGGTTTTGCAGGTTTAGCTTTTACATTTGGTAAAACTCTATCTCCTGTGTCAGCATAATAATTAAAACCATCAGCTCCTTTAACCATCTTTCTATCTTTTTGTTTAGGTGTTAATAGTTGTTGCATTTGAGCAGTTTGAGCTACAGCAGGAAATAGTGCTGCAAAAGGATCTTTACCTTGAACACCTTGACTATAAATAGCAGAACCTAATAAAGCACCTTGAGATATATTACCTAATAATCCACCACTTTGATTAGCAGGTGTATTTAATAAACCTTGTAATTGCTCATATCTTTTTCTTAAATTCTCTATCATTATATTAATCCTCTTTGTTTTAAATAATCTATATTGTAAGGGTTGTCTGCCATATTTGTACTACTTAATAAGCCATATGGCTGTGCTGAGTAGCCAAACTGTTGACTTGGGGGTGTTATACCCAAAATATTATTAACACTATTTTTAGCATTATTATAGTCTGTTTGCAAATCAGAACTTAATGATGAACCTTGAGTCATATTCATATTATTAAAATACTGATTTACCATTGATGATTGTGGTGTTTGTCCAGATACTGAATAAGCTAACTCTGGTGTAAATAAATTTTGTAAATCTTGTTGTTCACCTCTTGTTAAACTATTTGGATCAAATGATGCGTCTAAAGGATTTGTTGTATCTCCACTTCCATATTTTGCAGTAAAATCTGATTGTTTAAAAGTACCATCTCTAACACCTTGTAAGTCTGATTCTAAATCTTGAACTTTAGAACCTATTTCACCTGGTATTTCACTAACACTTTCATAATCTTCAAAATCTGGATTATCTTTATAAATATTTGATAATCTTTTATTTAAAGAAAATGTCATAGCTTTTTGTTGTAAGGCTTCTGACATAGGTGAAAATCCTCTTAATAAAGAACCTAATATTCCACCATCTTTAAAAAAATCTAAAGTATTATCAAAACCTCTTTGAAAAGGTGATCTTTCATCAATTACTTGAGATTGTAAAGTAGCAGGTGCTTCTAATTGATCTTTTGTAATTCTTCCTTGTCTATATGCTTCTTCTTTAGATAAACCAAAAGGCTGTTCATCTTGTGGTCTAAATCCTGGTTCTACACCAGTTGATATTCTTTGAATTCTGTCTTGATAATTATCATTATTCTCTGGAACAGTAGGAGAACCAGCACCATAAGTAAATCCAGTTTCTCTACCAGAAACATTTTTTGAAGAATCATAACCTCCACCTGTGTACTGAGAATCTCTATCTTCTCTTCCACCACTTCCTCCACCGCCAGAGTATCCACTACCTCCTCCAGCTCCACTTGTAGATGAAGTTCTTCCAGATTGGTTTGATGAAGAATCATAACCACCTTGTCCACCATCGTTATCTCCAGAAGATTCTGGAGGATATGCAAAAATACCAGATGGTGTAGGAGTTTTAACTCCACCAGCATCTACTAACATATCTCTTTCTTGTGGAGTTATATAAGCAAGTAAATGATTTTTAGGTGCTAAATCATTTAGAAGTCCTGCGTATTTTTTAAGGTCATTCATTAAGAATTAATCCTTTTATGAAATTATTGAAATTACAAATAGTACACCAAGAATAATAATATATTTAGATGTATTATTATCTATGTCTGTTTTAACATCGTAAATTAATTTTTTTATTTTATCCATTATAATAGTCCTCCTAATAATCCTAAACCACCACCTACTAATGCACCTACACCACCGAATTGTGATCCAAGCATAGCACCACCCATAGCAGTTGAGAATGGATTAGCTTGTACTGATGATGATCCTACTGTTGTAGGTAATCCAGTTGCAATAGGATTAACAAAGTTAGCATATTGTTGTAATGCTTGTGTGGGAGCTAGTTGTCTTTGTCTTTGAATGTTTTCTAATTGAGATCCTGTTTGAACTAAACTAGGAGCTTGAGATGCAATACCTAATTGTCTGCCTCTTTCAGTTTCATACTGACCAAAGGCTAAAGGTAAAGCAGCTTGTGCTACTTGTGAAACTATTTGTTGTTGTGACATTGGAGAACCTGGTGTTCTTCCTGCTGCACTAAATTGTGATTGAACTCCTGTTGCTATATCTGAAGCTGTCTTTTGCATTAAAGGAGATAAAAAAGGATTTAAATAATTTCCAGATAAAGTATCTGCTAACTGTTGTTGTGATGCAGTACCTAATGCTTCTTGTTGAGCAAGACCTGTTAAAGTTTGTTGAGTGGGAGCTACATATCCTGTTGCACCTACACCTTGATTATATAATTGACCAGACTCAGAAAGTATCTGAGCTAATGCTGGTTCTGCTGGTGCATAAGGTGTTATTTCTGATGTAGTAGTTCCTCCTGATGATCCTCCGCCAAAACTCATATTTTCTCCTCTTGTTTAATTTGTTTTTCTAAAACAACATGGGTTCTTTTGTAGCCATGATTATTATAGACTTTTTGCCAACCTGGTCTAGCAATTAGTTCCATCCTCTTGCAATCTTTATCTTCAGCAAATTTTTCAATTTCACTTATTAAGTGTTGCCACTTAGACATTTGCCTTCCAGTTACAATATAAACATGACAGACCTTACCATGTTTTCTTTTTATAATTTCAGTAACAACAACACCATAATATTTATTGGTTGTTATTTTTTCGTTTTTATCCCATATAACCCAAACTTGAAATTTACCTTGTTTGGCGGTTTCATAAACGAAATCTGAATCAGTAAGTTGACCTGAATATGCTAGAGCAGACTTAATATCTTTTTCAACCATGCTCCAAACTTTATCAAGTTCTTCAATTGGTATTGAAACTAATCTCATAAATACATTAAAAAATACTTAATAACAATATATTATTACGCACTCTTTTCGTCAAATATTTCTACATAGCTAACAATACCTGCTATGTTATTAGCAGAGGCAGCTTTTACTTTTAAAGCATCCCCAGATTCTAAAACCATAGTACCTTTGACAAGATTATCTACTGTTTTAGATGATAAATTTATATGTGCTACTTCATGTTCTGCGTTAGATGCTGAACTATCTGTAGTAAAGGCTTCAACCTCAACTG